AGTGTAACAAGGTATATTTTTGAAATGTTAGAAAATTAAGGAAAGGCGGTTGAAAGACCGTCTTTTTTGAAAAAAATAAAATAAATTTCAAAAAACTATTGACATAAGGGTAACCTTATAGTATAATATAATTGTAGCAAGGGAATGGCAGGAAAGGAGATAGAAATGGAGAACAACACAATGACAAACAATCAGTTCAAAGGAATTATCAAAATGATAATTGCACTAATAAAAAATGATACACCAAAAGAAGAACTTATAGAGTATCTATCAGAGTTAATTAAAGATTAAAAGCTCGAAGAAATAATCTTCGAGCCAAACCAAAACACCGAGGGCAGACCTACAACTTCCTGCTATCTGTCCTTGGTATAAAAATAATAGCAGGAAAATAAAAAAAAGTAAAGAGGTGATATGATGCCAACAGCACAGACAAAGGCAACTGAAAAATGGCAGAAGAAAGCCGGATATATGACAAAAGGATTTAAGTTAAAAAGAGAATTAGCTGACGAATTTAAGGAAGCCTGCGAGAAAGCTGGAGTGAGTCAGGCGGCACAGATTTCCAAGATGATGCGTGAGTTTATAGATGAGCAGAAATAAAAATAAATTCCCTGTCGGATTCCGACAAAATAATTTTTTCAAAAAGTTGGGAGGCAGGGACACCAATTCTGTGATATAATGCTAATATAAAAATAGAAACAAAGGGAGAGAACGCAGGTTTTCTCTTTTTTTGATGCTCAATTTTATTTGGAGGGTTATTGTGGAAAAGAATAAAGAAAGAATTGCTTTTTTGAAGAAAAGGCTTGAAATGTATTATGAAGCAGAGGAAAAGATATTGCAGGGGCAGTCTTATACTATCGGTTCGAGAACATTGACAAGAACAAGCCTTGCGAATGTTCAGAGCGAAATTAAAGAACTTGAGAGTGAAATTTCTGCATTAGAGACAAGAGGAAATAGCAAAAGGCGAAGCGTCAGAGTTATTCCACTCGGATAGGAGGTCATATGTTTGATAAGATGATGGCTATTGTAAATCCGGGTGGTGTGGCAAAGAGAGCAGAGGCAAGGCTTAAAATAGCTGAGACGAACATGAAAATTGATGCGGTCAAAATGAAACATACTATGTTGAATGATATTATTTCAGACGGCGGAAAAGATGTGACAAACAGCGGATATTCTCATGGAGCCGCATCAAGAAGGAGAAGCTGGGCGAAGAAATATCATTCAACGAGTTTATCTCCAAAGTCGGATATTGAGGAAAACAGAAAAATTTTAAGAGAGAGGTCGAGAGACCTTGCCATGAACGCTCCGCTTGCATCAGCGGCGATTGCGAGTACAAGAACAAATTGTGTCGGGGCAGGTCTTGTTCCGAAACCTAAAATTGATTATGAATTTTTAGGAATTTCAGAGGATGAAGCAAAGGAAATTCAAAGGCATATCAAGAAAGAATTTGCAATCTGGGCGGAAAGTACCATGTGCGACAATAACGACCAGAATAATTTTTACGAATTGCAACAGATAGCTTTTAATGATTGGCTGCGTAATGGTGAAGAGTTTGTTCTGATAAAATATGACAAGCCTACAGCGAATATGCCGTATTGTCTTAGGATAAAGCTTGTTGAAGCTGACAGGGTATGTACTCCGGGAAGTATTGATGGAGAATACGATGGTTTCGATAAAAAAACAGCAAATGGCAACACGATAATAAATGGTGTTGAGATTGATGAAAACGGCAAGGTTGTAGCTTATCACATATCATCACAGTTTCCGGGTGAGTATAATTCTGCAGAAACAAAATGGACGAGAGTTGCAAAACGTGGTGATAAAACAGGAAATCCAAATATATTACATGTGTTTAATGGGGAACGTGCTGACCAATACAGAGGCGTTCCTTTTTTAGCACCTGTTGTTTCTACGATTAAACAACTTACGAGATATACAGAAGCTGAAATAATGGCAGCAGTCATAAATTCAATGTTTACCATTTTTATTCAGACGGAGAGTGGCGAGGATTTGCCGGAGAGGATGAGTATGACGATGGAGCAGAGACAGAAGATGACGAGGTCGAACTTGGTTATGGAAATGTCAATTTTCTAAAGACAGGCGAGAGTGTCAAGACTGTTGAATCATCACATCCAAACGCAAATTTTGATACATTTGCAACGGCAATGGCAACTCACGTTGGTGCCGCATTGGAGATAGCTCCGGAGGTGCTGCTTAAAAAGTTTTCTAACAATTTCTCAGCATCTAAAGGTGCAATGAATGAGACATGGAAAGCTTTTAGGATGCGCCGTACATGGTTTGTAAATGATTTTTGTAAGGAAATTTACGAACTTTGGTTTAATGAAGCCGTCAGTACAGGGCGTATAAATGCACCGGGGTATTTTGAAAATCTTCTTGTAAGAAAAGCATATCTCAACTGTACATGGAATGGACCTGCACAGGGTCAGTTGGATCC